AAGTGCCAAAAGCCATTGAGGATCAGATCGTCCAGGAGCAAGTTGCCTATCAGGCAATCAAAATAGCTCAAGATGCTGCCCTCCATCAAGGTTCTAGCGTTACTTATGACAGTTTGACCCAACAAAGAGAAAGGGTTTGCTTTAGTCATTGGTTGCGTCCTGAACAACTCGCCTCAATTGCAAGACGAGCTCCCCATTTACAAGTAGTTGCTGGACGCCACTCAACGGCCCACTCCCATCCGATTTTGAATTTTAGTAGGATGGTTGCTGAGGACCGCGCAATCAAGTATTTGTGCCAAATTCTTGGCCAATCAGAGGATGAATACACACAATGGATTGTCGATATTGGAGGAAATGCCACTCGGCATCAATCCAAACATCGAAACAATGTATTCTCATGTTGTCCTATTCTGGACGCTCCTGATGTACTGCGTGACGTGAACCATAAAAATGCTATCAATCGCTGCAATCATAAAGCAGAAGATTGCAATTGTGTTGTTCCTTCAGCCTACTTGTCCGTAGATTCTTTATATTATCTCACACCACAGACCATCGCCTCACTTGTGAAGCGGTCATTGAACAATTTGTTCATTGCCGTTGTCCATGATTTTGACGATGCATATGGTTCTTTTGGTGATGGAGAGGCAATGTATCAAATGGTCGATGATCACACAGTTACCATGAAAGTTAAAGGTAACCACCACTCGTACACACATTCAAACCTATCATGGTTAAGAGGGCGATCGAGCCTTCCAATGGTAGTCAATGGTGTAATTGGGTCGTTGGTGTGGACAAAACTCGACAATTCAATTGATCATGCCATCTACGTTTTTCAATTCACTCATCTCACGTTTAGCACAGTTATGTCCCCCGTCATGTCGCTCAATTCAGTCATTAAAGATCCGACCTATTATGGTGCGGTCATGACAGGAGTTTTGGGTGATGTCGGTGAGGTTTCTGTTGCTGGTGAGAAAGTTGACCTTCCAAAAGTGACTATGCATTCATTTGGGCCATGGATATTCTTTTATCGACCGAATGAAACTGTTGCATCCTATGTACCAAAGTCATTAGTTTCTAGTGCTGCCCAACAAATAATGGGAAAGCCACGTACTTCGGAAACTCTTGGCACTTTATTGGCATATGTTCGTCATTATTCAAAGAAGATTAACTTGCCCCCTTCTTACTTGGCATCGTCGTGTTTTGCTGCTGTATGTGTTGCATTTGTCCACTTTTTAGAAAGTGAGACTACCATGTTGTATTCACTAGTCAAGCCGCACACTGATTTGATGACTGTTCACTCTAGAGCATTGAAATTAGATTTTGATAGATTGTGGACATTGAAGAAGATTGCGATGGCTGCCGCTGCGGCATCGATTGGGTTTGTGAAAGTTGTAGCTCCAGCTGTGAATGCTATCGCAGCAGTTGTTATACCTGCCTTGACAATTATTCCTGCTGCCGTCACTACTGCTGTGGCTGTTACCGGAGTTGTTGCATCAGCGTACATTGCAAAATGTGCTGTTGATGGTATTTTGTCTAGTTGTCTTGACAACTATAATACCAAGGTTGATCCAAAGACAGTTTATGGAAAGTATTTGCTTAATCGTGGCAGCAATGTCACTGATTTTGTCGGACCCGTTCCACTAACTCGTCTCCCAACCACCTTACCTAGCACTCCTATGAGTGAGTTGCTTACAGCTGAGATTGATGAAACGGCAGAAGTTGATGTAGAAGATCAAACTGTCGAGAAAAACACCTCTGCCATTTACCAGGCAGGAATTCATTCGTCTCATAATGTACCGATATTGCCCACCCCTGGTGCGCATACGGAGTTTTCGAGTGTTGTTGGGCGCTGTGTCATTCCCCAGCCGTTTCATGATGGGTCGTTCGATGAAAAATTTTTTCAGAAATTCGAAGCGACAGTGTTGAAAAACATGCACCATATTTTTCCAGGAGTCGATGAGGTTAAAGCTGAACCATTCGAGGATTGGAATAAACGGTTTCCTGGATCCAGGCAGAAAATACAGGCAAAGAGCTTTGCTGAAGTATGCCAGGGTGTCGATCGCGATTGGAATCGCTATTCGAGGGAGTTGTTTGCGAAGTTGGAATTGTTACTGAAATCGTCTGCCGAGGGATTGGTCAAATTGACCCCTCGTGCCATCCAGGGCGCTACCAGTCACTTCAACGTTATTACTGGACCTTACTTTGCTGGTTATAATACCATGTTAAAGAAAATTTGGTCCGTAAATCGCACAGTTGGACCAGTGTATACATCGGGAAGTTCGGGTGAGGCGATTGGGGCCTGCTTCGAACGTGGATGTGACCATTTTGGCAAATATGCCATTTTGAAAGGTGACTTTGAGAGATTTGATTCAACAATACATAGAAAATTGTTGGAATTGGAAATAAAGATAAATATTTCCCTCAAAGCAAAAACACCCGTTGTTTCAACGTTGAAACATGCCATTAAAACTAAAGGTTATGGCAAACACGGGGTTTCCTTTTCTGTTGACGGTACTCGTCACAGTGGTGATTCACAAACTTCCTGTGGTAATTCCACTTTACAAGTCGTTGCGCACTATTTTTGCCTATCTGAACATTTGGGCATCACATATGAGGAGTGTTTGCAGCGATTCCTCATCATTGCCTTAGGTGATGATGTCATCATAATTGGTGACGAGGCGGATTTGGTAGGGTACGATAGTGGTACCTACCTCAGAAAATTGGGTTTCAAATTTGTTCCAAAGTTATATACTGGACCAAATGCCCGATATCTAGCAAACTTTTGTTCAGGAAGGTTTTATCCGTGTAAGGATTCAAGTGGCCAGAGACATTGCGTTTTAGCCCCAAATATTGGGAGAGTTTATAGTAAATTCGGCTATTACGCAAATCCGCCACAAGGAATGGACCTCGACCGTATTGCCCGTGGTGATGCTTTGTCAAGACATGTTGCAACTTCTATGTTGCCATGTATTCGTCATTTGATGACACGTACATTGTCCCTCACTGAAGGGAAAACAGTGTATCTTGATAAGGACACTCGGCGGCGGCTTGCTGAAACAGCGGGTTTGGCGCGTATGTACTTTCCAACTGAGGAGACGTACAATATGACCAAAATTGTGTATAATATTGGAAGAGATGAAGATGAGGCTTATCGGCAACGATTGTCCACCATCCCCAGTATTCCTGCTGTTTGTGATTATCAGCCGCTACGTGCGGCAGCCATTGTTGATGGTGATTTGGCTGATCCGGAGTTGATTGAAAACAATGAACCGGCATCAAATATGAACTTAGGTGCAAGTATTGAAAGAATAACTACTGCTTGTAGTATTAGTTTCGCTCCTGTTCAAACAACAACTGTTGGTCATGAAAATGTCCATCAGAGCTCAGTTGGCACAAAGTGTGTCACATTGAGTTTGGCATAATCATTCCAGGTGTTTTTAGTCCGGCATGACGTTAATCTGTCACTCATCAATAAATTACGACCCCTACCAATTTTAGCGAGGGTGCTAGTTGGTAAGATGTAGCCGTGCGTGGCGATGAGTTTATTTGAAACCATTATTTACTAGAGCCCGGCCGTTAAGTCGAGGGAAGCCCACCATGAGTGGTCTAGTTGGTTATTGCTAAGGCATTTTATTTATTTCGTCCATTTCGTGTTGTGGGTTATCTTTAAACTCTCTGGACGTTGTTAGTTGTGTGTAAACTTAAACACTCAGTGCACTTACCCTTCGAATTGAAGGTGTAATGCTACTATTGCCACTCAATTGTAAATTTCAAGAGTTGGCGTTCCTTAAGTGGAAAAATACTGGTCACAAGTCCAGAAGCGTGTGCAACACGTAAGCAGAGTGCACTTCGTTGTTAGTTGGTATTTTAACGTTATTAGAACCAACACAAATGTTATATCATTTGTTGATCTTCCTACCATGGGTGTCCTTAACCTGGAATATTACAGGGGATACGATAAAAAGATCATTTGCCGCATTCGTATTCATTAGGACTTTATCACTCCTATACATTTATGTCGAAAAATATGTCGAAAAGTGTGAATAAGAAACCAAAATTTCGTTTGCCTGGCCAGACAGCGAAGAAGAAACATGGCCCACCCAAGCCGCGTAAACCGCATCAGCAAGGGGTGAACAATGCCTCCAAATATAATGCAAGCGCATCGATGAAATCGTATGGTAATAGAACTACCAATCGTCGGTCCACGTACATTATGGAGGATGAATATATCGGAGATATCAATGGTAGTGTGAATTTTACCACCACACAATTCTCCGTCAATCCAGGTCAAGCAGCTGTTTTCCCTTGGGCGAACAGAACTGCCTCTCTGTACAGCGAATATCAATTCGATCAGCTCGAATTTTATTATAAGCCAGAAGTCACTGGTTTTGCTACACAGGGACAAACCGGGAAAGTCATTTTAAGTTTCGACTATGATGCTGCTGCAAGCGTGCCTACCACGAAACAGCAAGTTGAAACTATTGATCCTCACAATGACCAATTGCCTTGTATTCCAATTACCTTGAGATTGGATTGTAAACAAATACATAAAGGCGATGCCAAATTTGTGAGAGTGGGTGCCCAGTCAGCAAACACGGATATACGTGTGTATGATGCTGGCGTCCTTTCTGTGTCAACCATTGGACAGGCTAACACCACATTAGTTGGTGAATTGCATGTTCGATACCGGTGTAAATTAGAGAAGCCATTATTGGACCCAGCGGTGGTTACCGGTGGGGTTGTCCACTTTTCAGCGTTAACTCCTACGACTGCCAATAATTTTGCAACAATGACGTTGCAGGCAGGTGGAACACCCTCTCTAACTAATATTACTGTCTCTGGAAATACAATCACATTTCCAGCAGGTTTTGCATCAAATTATTTAATCTCGTTTTCTGCCACTGCTGCCACATCTTGGGCAGCTGTTTCTGCCGGTAGTGTTACTGGTGGTGTTGCATTGCTGTCGCTTGGAGCTTCGACTTCAGTTCGTGATGCCAATGCGAGTCAGAATTCTCTTGCCTCAACGGTGGGGGCGTGGACTATGATCAATATCGAGGTCAGTGTGACAGCTGTTGGTGGAACTTTTGTTCTCACTCCAGGTACCATTACTGGTACAGCAGCCGCTGATTTATGGATTGTATCGTTGCCAACAGCCTTGATTACTTCATCAAATCCACTTGGTGTCCTCCAAGCGGATCTCTCAAAATTGAGAGCACAATTGGACAGTTTCACCCGTCGTGATCTCAATTTAGAAAGTGATTACGAAGATGAAACTAGTATTTCGAATTCTTCGAGTTCAACCTCAAAGAAAGCTGAGCCGTTGTCAAAATCAACACTCAGCCTCATTTCCGAAATTGTGTCACGACGTTGACCATACTTATTATGGCATCGTTGAACACAATGTTTTTCGTTGATTTGTCGTGTCATCTTTGACCTTTGACAGTTGGTCATTGTTAGGTGTAGTGTTGGAAGCACGCACCACTTCATTAATGTCGTGCACCTTGTCTATGCTTGATGCAGG